TTGAAAGCACATATCGAGAAAGTTTGTGAGTGCTTCCTCTGGCTCAAACTGCAGGCGTGGAAACGCACTCTTGGCATCATCCTTGTACTGCTGAACGATGCTGTAGTCATATCCGTCGAGTTGGTAGTAGTTGTTTGGGCCGCCATATCCCTCGTTGAGAGCATGGATGATGGGCTTCTCTCCTAGATAGATGATGCCCTCCCAGTAGTCGCCATCATGAGTTCCAAAGGACTTTGTGATTTTGATGCTGTACTCCTTGACTGCATCCAGATTGTCTGGGGCGCAGAAGTCATGGTCGCATCCCTCATATGGGCAGGCGTTGATGATTGCCTCTACCATCTCTGGTGTTGGCTTCTTGCGTGTTCCTCTTGGCATTGTTTCCCTCCTCAGGGCGTTGTGTTGATAATTGAACAATAGCCTACTCCAGTAGGGATTGCAAGCATCATGATCAGCAGGGATCGCCCAGCCCTACGCCAGTTCTGCCTGCTGGCGAGTGACCCTTCTAATGGTCGCGGCGACTGCGCATGGCCCCAGAGCCTCTGCGCCCTCCTTTGCTCTGATCGCATTGAGGCGGCGAGTCAGGTCTGCCTGCCCCATGCCCTCCTCAACGAGATCAGCGATGAGTCTGTTGCGCTCCTCATAGGCAACTAGCCCCTTGGAGATAACAGCCTCGAGGCGACTGAGTTTGGCGAGTTTCTCTGATTTCATGTGATTATCTTTCTAGTTGGTGGGGTTTGAGAATGAGTGGGAACGACTGAGGATGCGTCCTGCAAATAAACAGCAACTACGTCTCTCTTTTTGACAGTTAGGAGCGATCCTGAGAAGAACTGAACCCGAGCCTGACTGGTTCTGCGAGGAGTTACCCATCTGATGAGGGTTACTGCTCTCCCATCTAGGAGTTCAACCTGAGCCCGGCTGGCAGCGAGGGCGATCATCTCGCCATCTGTGAAAAAGGAGACCGGGACTCGTTTTGGGCGAGGAACTACTGGGCTGTTGCTCATGTTTGATGCCTCACATTCGCTGCTAGGGATCGCTGAGCATCTATGCAGGCTCTAATGGAGAGGAGGGCTTCCTTGCATGACTGCCGGCGAGCCTCAGCCAGTTTCCATGCTCTGAACGTATCTGATGAGGCGAGATGGCATCGAGCCTCTCGCTCCTGAGCAGTCATTTTGGCTCCGCTAGCAACGAGCCTGACGAGATGCTGGCTGGCCTCCAGTTTGTAGTCAGCCTCAGCCTCCGCAGCATTATCTGAGAGTTGGGCATACATCAGCGTTTGCTCCTCTAGTTGATCGGCAAGGGCGACTATCCCATGCTCAATCTGAGCCTGCGTGAGCACTCTCATACTGTTTCTCCTAACTCCATGGCTGCTGACGCAGAGATTGCTCTCATGATTTCCTCTCCTAACTGATAGGGGACACGAGATCGGTCCCGGGCGAGCCTGATGCCCTGCGTCCCAGTGCTTGATCCGCGTGGGGCTGGCGTATGGCATGGCGACCCGTTGACGCATGGAGGGCGCGGTTCCCAGCCATGCACTGATCCCCAGAGATCAGTTGGCTTCATGCGATCATCTCCATACTGGCAGTAGGTCACTGTTCTCCTAGGCAGACCAGCGACAACTGGCAGTTTTCTCAGCATCCCTCGAGGGTTTTCCATCAGCCATCCGTACCGGGGCGAGAGAGCAGCGATGAGAGCGACTGTTGAGGCAACAACTCGCTGGCCATGCTCTGCTGCCTCTGTTTTGGCTGCAGGCACTCCATCTATCATCGTCCAGTTTCTTCCTATAGAGGCAACTGAGAATGAGGTGCAGGGAGGAGAGGCCCAGATAAAGTCAGGCCTGCCATATCTAGCGAGGAGATCAGCGGCTGCAAGGGCTGTGACATCTGCGGTTTCTGTTGCTGGAAACGATGGGTCTAGTTCAAATGAAATGACTGAATGCCCTGCATCAGCGAACGCCTGTGTTGATGATCCTGTTCCTGCAAATAGGTCGAATACTAGGAGAGGCCTCACTTGCCTAGAGCCTCTCTGGTTGCTCGCACTCGAGCCAGAGCAACGCTGATGTTTCCCTGCTCTAGGTCATCCTGAAGTTCCTCGAGGATAGATGCCAGCAGTTGAGCAGAGATGTTGGGGCGATGCTCCCGAGTTTCCCTGCCCTGAACACGCTCTGGGAGAACATAGACAGAGCACTTGCCTCTGCGCTCAGCCAGCCGAGCGAGAACTCCTGCCTTATGGAGAACTGAGAGGGCTCCAGAGGCTGTGCCATGATGCCAGCCTGTGATGTCTCCTAGTTCCTTCCATGTCAGCCCGGCTGCGCCTGCTGATCTCACTAGAGCGATAGTGCGCCGCTGATTGCGCCCAGTTGCGCCAGATGCGTCTGCTTTCTCTGCTCTCTCCCTGCTCGCCTCTGAGCCTGACCAGCCGCTAGTGCCTCCATAGGGCAAAACAGCCAGAGGAGGCTCTGAAACATCAAACAGTGTTATCTGCGCTGGAGCAGATGGGTTGCTAGTTGACTCCATGGTTTTTCCTTCCTCAGTGGATGTCCCTACTCTAGTCAGTAGATGAGTATTAGAGAGAGCGATGCCTCAGCAGGCCTATTTCATATGAGCGAGCCGGATGAGCATGAATCCAGTCATGATGGGATCGGCAAACAGCGATGAGATCATCCAGCGTGTCCTTGCCTCCCTGAGAGCGCATCAGAGCGTGATGAGGGTCAATCCTCCCAGCGCAGGAAATCTCTGGAACGAGGCGTTGGGCTACGCAGCCAGCATCTCGAGCGAGCACCTGAGCATAGATGTCCTTGGGGACAGCCTTTGCTTTGGACTTCAAAGGTTTTCTCTGCTTCAGAGGCTGCCCTCGTTTGAGTTCTGTCTTTCGTTTCAGCGGTGACCGCTTCATGGTTTCTCCTGTTTTTGGGCAATAGGCCCCTCCCCATTCGTCAGGGGTAGCCACACTGGGGACGAACGGTTCAGGGAAATATATCTAGGGCTGGATAAGAACAGAGTGCCACACGGAGCCTCTCGGCTCTCGCGCATCCTCCCACGATTACTGTCGTGTCAGCGTCAGCCGATCTGATACAGCGATCAGAGCCTTATGCCCTGCCGCCAACAAATCGGAACCTATGCTCTCGTTCATCGAGTGACTGGCTCATGTCAGGATGGCTAGTCCTTGCCAGCGACTAAGCGAGTCGCGCAATAGGCCGGGCAGTTGTGCTCCCATGAGTCGATATCGGATGACCCACCTACTCGTCTGTCCAGTTTTGATGTCATCAGGCAGTGCCCGGGGCTAATAGCAGATGCGTCCCTCCTGTAGCGTGATTTATGAGAGCAGGACATTATCTGCTGGCTGCATCCATATCTGAGGAGGGATGGCGATCCAAGCCTTGAACTCCCTACCTCAGTAGGCTATTGTTTCTTCATGGGGATATCCCCAGAGAGAAAGGAAGTCCAGTGGACACAGCAAAAACATACAGCGAACTCGTGAGGGAGAGCCTCGCAGGCCTTCGCAAAGAGACCGGGCTCAACTGGCAGCATGAGACAACAGGCGGAGGCTTCGATGGCTTCATGTATGTCCCATCAGCAAATGAGCCAGACTCATACTGGTTTGTAACGATTGGCGATGATGCCTGCGCCCCAACATCAGAGGATGAGTGGAAGGACATCGCTCTTGGGTACTACTCAGATGCGCTGGAGGGCGATGGTTTCATCATGATCCCAGATGTATCAACATTTGAGGATTTGGTTCGTTTTTTCGCTGAGCGAAAGCCTCGCTAGAGATGAGCAACATCACACGATTTAAGGTAGGAGAGCAGGTTGCGTGTCGCTCGCTAGGCGACTGGGACTGCATCTTTAGGTTCACAGTCATCAAGCGAACAGCAAAGTTTGTGACTCTGCTCTACTTTGGCGATCATCTGAGAGTTGCTATCAGAGAGAGGGATGGCAGAGAGTTCTGCTATCCCCTAGGCACATACTCCATGGCTCCACTGCTGTATGCAGGAGAAAACATCTAGCGCGCATCTATGGCGCACCCCATCATTAAAGTCTCAACCACCATGAGAGAAAGGAAACACATCATGACAGATACATCTGCCCTGCTTGCTGACACGCTCAGCATTATCGCAGGCATAAGCGAGCGAACGCTCCTAGATGGCTCGCTGGAGGAACTAGCGAGTCGCCTAGAGGCCGCTCAGAAACTACAAACAGAAACGAGGGCGATGATAGACGCGCTCTCTGATGCAATCGCATCTCGCATGGAGCAGGATGTCGCAAACATCGCAGGGCTGGGAACAGTTCAGAGGCGAGCAAAAACATCGTCTACATGGATAGATGAGTCATCTCGAGAACGCATGATGGATGACGCAATCAGCGCAATCATCAGGCGCGTTGCTGTTGATCCAGCAACAGGAGAGATGCATCCTCCTCTGGCGAACTGCGCCAGAGAGGTCTGGAGACTCGCTCAGGACTCGTTTTCGTTTAGCGCAGACCCCAAGGCAGCGTTCAGGAAAGTTCTCAAACTCGCTCCTGATGAGTACCGATCCAAGCGAGTAACTGGATACACAGTCACCATTACAGAGGGAGAAAACAATGTGGCAGAGTAGCGAGCAAATAGGAGAGTTGAGCAGTGCGCTCGTCAAGGCTCTCGGAGAGATGACAGATGTGCGCAAAGGCAGAGAGGCAAAAGTCCCTACAAAGGCTGGCTCCTCATACTCGTACAAGTACGCAGACCTAGCAGATACCATCCAGAGCGTTCGCCCAACGCTCGCTTTGTATGGGCTCGCAGTGATGCAAAATGTCAGCACTGGCAATCCAGACCTAGTTCTCATCTCAACAACCATCCTGCACACATCAGGACAGTGGATCACCTTCGATCCTCTCGCCCTGCCAGCAGGCAGAACAGCGCAGGAAACAGGATCAGCAATCTCATATGGGCGCAGATACCATCTCCTCGCATCGCTAGGCCTCGCCGCTGAGGATGATGACGGAGCATCAGCAGGAAGGCGACAGCCGTTCAAGCCTGCTCAGCAGGCTCCAAAGCAGAAGGAACCAACGCCAGATGAGAAGGCAATCAGAGAAATACTGGCGAGCCTGCCTGCATCAGAGGCTCAGGCTCTCAAGGAACTATTTGTTCAGAAGTACGGGCCTCTGCGCGATCTCCCTAGAGATCAGCACCCAGATGCTCTCGCATGGCTAGAGGACAAGGTGCGCAGCGATGACTAAGCAGGTAATCCCAATCACAATCACGCTCATGATTGACGTTGATGCTGAGGACGCAGACAAACTGGCAGAGCAGGAGGGCATCCTTGGTCTCTATGGAGAGAGCCAAACTCCAGTGCCCGGCATCAACGATCTCGCTCACAGAATTACCGACTCCTGCATTCAGAAGGCGTTTGAGTTTTTCGCAGTGAACAGAGTCAATGCTGTCCTAGATGATGCGATTACATCAGTTGGCGAACGCCGGGATGAGGAACGGCTCAGCGACTGGTTTTACTAGACCCCCAACCCCCACAAAAGAGCAAGCCCAGCGGGAGAAAGGAACCGCTGGGCTTGTCTCTTGTCAAGAGGTGGGATGACCTGATCAGTGTATCAGAGGCGTGAGCATCAGTCCTCAGATGATGAACGCAGGAACGATGCTGGGGAGATGCCCTGCTGGCGGCTAGCCAGTGCGCCCTTCAGAACAGCCAGCGCAGAGATAACAGCAGAAACGAGAGCAGCCTCGAGAGTGCTGACTGAGAGGCTATCTACTGAGTTAGTTGCGCTGACAACTATCAGCCCGAGGAATGACTGAACAAATGTGAACGCTGTGCGCTCTGCTGTGTCTTTTGCCCATGTTTTGAGGTCGCTTGTCATAGTTGCTCCTATCTGGATGCTTGGTCAATTTTCGCCCAAGTCTTAGATCCTACAATCCCATCAGCCAGCAGACCGTTTGCTCGCTGGAAGCGGATCACTCGATCTCTCGTCTGAGGGCCAAAATTTCCGTCTACTGCTATCTGGTAGCGGTTCTTCCTGAGAACGCCCTGTAGATACTTGACGAGATCGCCTCTTGAGTTGAGCCGAATCCACGCCTTGTTTGGATTAAGGGGATATAACCCAAACTCGCCCTTTTCAGGATTGAACGGCGGCCACGGCTCAGGCTTGGCTCCTCCGATCTTTTCATCAACTGATCGACCATCCTTCCACTGCGCCCTGTTTACCTCGATGTGTATCCACTGAGCCCATGCCTGCCCCATCTGCCCAGCCTTCGGCTGCTCTTTCCAGCCTCCGTTGGAGTCATTTGCTCGGTTGCATCTCCAGATTCGGCAGCCAACATAATCGTGGATGGCCTGAACTCCTAGTTCCTTTGAGTTTTCAATCAGAAACGGGATGATGTCTGAGAGCAGGACTTTACGCCCCGGACCGGGGTCTGAGTATCGCCAGTCAAGGGCTGCGCCAAAGGCGTGAGATGAGATGGAGTCTCCGTCTCTGATCGAGCGATCATCGTGGCATCCGAGGCGTTTCCCTCCCCACTTTTCAACTAGATACTCCTCGATAGCGACTAGAGCCGGGGAGCATTTTGTCCATGGGGCTCGCTTTGGATTGAGCCCGGACCGCTGCCAGTCAAAGAAGTCAGTTGCGACAGTCACTGCTGCTCCTCAGCCGGCTCTGCTGGAGCATCCTCTACTGAAGGCTCCTCAGCCGGGCTCGGCTCAGAGGCAGATGCCTTTACAGCCTTTTTGAGATCAGCATCTAGCGGAGCCCCAACAGCATCAGAAACAACAGATGCGACTATAGGCAGAGCCTCCTTCTGCGCCGGCGTTTCCTGTCCCTTTGCTCCCTGAACTGCGATGCCTCCCTTGCCAAACTCTGCGAGAACTATGACCTGCCCAGTGGTCAGGATGAGAGCAGTAGGGCATGGATAGGTGCCGGCTGCATCGTGGATGGCCTCCAGAATGTCATCGCTAGGGATATAGGACAGAGAAACCTTCTCTGGAGCGTCAGTAATTCTGTTTTTCGCTCGAGAGTCCTCTATAACAAACAGCCCGGCATTCTGGAGATTTCGCGCAATGCTCATCTCCTCAGTCTAGTTACTCTGAGTAACTTGCGTGGCTGATGTACTCCTCAAAATGGCGGACAATCTCCTCATCAAGTGTTCCACCACCTCCAGTTCCTCGTCCCCACGCGGAACTGTTCGAGTCAGGAAGTGCATCATCCATCGTATTTCCTGCTCTGTCATCGCCGGCTCCTTTGCATCGCTGGCACTGCATCTCCTCGCTGTGCCTATGGAACCACGCATCATACTCTGCGCTTGTCGCTCGGAACGAGGGATCGTCAATGTATCTCTCGAGATGGGCCTCGCAAACTGGAGAGCCGCTGCCAGTGATGAACAAGTCTGCTTGCATATACATACCCTAGTCAGGTACTGCATATATGTCTAGTTATTTGGTGGCTCCAAGCGTTGTCAGGCTGCGCACCATGCCCTCAGGGATGTTGATGATGTGATCCGCATACTCATCTGGGGCGACAGTTTGAGCGATGGATAGGTGCCCGGTCTGGCCTCCATCGCCGGGCTCAAGCACTATGCCTACGCTCGTCACTATGTACTCGCCCTTATCCTCAACGTCTGGCAGATGAACCCATGATCCCTCCTGATCAGCGTGTGCGTCTGCCCATGTCACGAGAACTATTCTGCGGCTCATAGCCTGATTCTAGTCAGCCAGCCAGACCTTGTAGGCCGCTGTTGTCCTGCCTTTCACAGGATCGACAAAATGCAAGCGTTGAGATGGGGTTGCTGAGGCTGCAAGCATCACGCCGGCGTAGCGGTTGTCAGACTCTGTAGAGCCAGTCTGATACACAGAGCCGAGCCCGTTTGCTAGAGGCCACTCAGCATGAGTGTGGTAGTGGCCAACAAAACAGTCCCGGAACTCCCATGGATAGGAGCCTGACTGCCATCGCTCAACATGGCGCACAATGGTCATAGGGCTCGCAAACCCTCCTCGCCCTACCTCGTCCCCATGGATGAGCAGGGCGCGATAGTTCCCGATCTCTACTCGCTGGATGTCCTCCGGGGAGTCCTCCCATGAGAGTCTCTCCTCATGCTCGAGCAGTTGGCGCGCTAGTTCGTAGACCATACGGTCGATGTTGTCTGAGCGAGGCACAGCATCTCGCTTGGAGCCAATCCTGCCATGGTTTCCCCACTCCCCGATGACTTTGACCTTGGAGTAGATGGAGAGCGCAAAACGCACAACATCAACAAGCAGCCGGGAGACAGTGACGTACTGATGAAAGATGGTGCCATCTATCTCGTGAGGCTGGGTCGGGAAGTTGAACAGGCCCTCCACCATGTCGCCTCCGAGCATGATGACGCACTCATCTACAGGATGGTCTGCTCTCTGGATTTCTGTGATCTGAGCAGCCTTGTCGCAAAACAGCATGACTCTATCCCTCATAACATCTGAGTTATATGAGGTGGTTAGTTTTGATCCCTGCCAGTCTGAGAGATGCCACAGAGCAACCTCTGCGCCCTTTTTCTTGCGAGATGGCGCAGGGCCTACAACCTTTGGAACTCCTCCCATGGAGAGCATGGCCTGCTTTGCTGCCTCATGCGTCACAACCACCAGTTCATCTGTGCGGCTCTTTGCCTTGGCTAACTGTCTCTGCGTTGCTCTGAGGGCTGACCGCAACTCCTCGAGAGCCTGCGCCTCCTCATACTCGCTCACAGCGGCACTCTCCTTTTCGATGCCGGCGCACAGCCTCAGCCTTGACGTTGTAGCCTCGGCGGATTAGCACTTTAGTGATGATGGTGGACGCAATGTAGGGATCAGAGGCTGCAGCGAGGAAGTCCTTCCTCTCATCTACTGACATTTGCTCTACAGCCATTCCTACTGAGCAGGGCGGGCCTTTGATGATCGCCTCAGCCTTTATCTCGTCATACATACCCACAAATAACCTCCCGGGAGTTGTCCCGTTCTAGTCTAGTTTCTCTCTGTGGATAAGTCAGCAAATAAGTAGAGAGAAACTCTCAGGTCTTGATGATGTAATTGACCACGATGTAGGGCTGGATATTGTTGTGCGCCTGTGAGGCGTTTGCACCTGTCACGGTTGCGGCTGTACCACTAACGCTCACGGTATGAGTGTGGTTTGCTGAGATACCGCCAGTGTTGCCGCCAACAGTCACGGTATGAGCGTGACTATTCGATGTACCGTTCGTGTTGAAAACGTGAGTATGGCTACCAGCGTTGTTGATTGGCGCGGCTGTTGCAACAGATGAGCCAGTGGAGGGGTTAGGCTTTGCCGCTACTGAGTCGGTTGCTGATGCGTTGTGAGCGTGACTTTGGGTTGCCATTCCCTGAATGTCAATGGAGTGGTCATGTGTTCCTGCGGCGGCTGTGGTGCCACTATGGTAGTGATCAACATCTTGACCGCTAGTTGCAAATGTGCCACCCCAAGAGTGAGTGTGGTCGGAACTGACAGTGCTTGTCGTACCTGACGCAGACACGGTGTGACTGTGTGCCACGAGTCCAGATTGTGCCTCAGTCAATGTCACTGTCTTTGCACCACCAGTCTCGCCCATAGTGTCGAACTCTGTTTCACCAGTCGATCGACCCACTGGTACACGACCAGTCAAGATAGGTACACGAAACTGTCCAGCAGGCGGAGAAGCCTGACCGCCAGAAGTGTTGTACTGAGCACCGAGCAACGACGAGAGCGCAGGATAGGTGACAGAGGCGTAAGCGGTGCCGTCACAGAGCAACCAGCCAGCAGGTGCGACAGTGCCACCGAACGCTGTGATTGTCCCTGTCGGGACGAGAGCCTCTTGCACTGCTGTGGTCAGCATCTGTAGAGATACCGAGTTATCTGCGATGGTGTTGTAAGCCGCTTTAGACTCAACTCTCAGATCGTCGATGAGACCAGCAGTGATCGATCCAGTACCAGATGGGACACGGACACGAGCCAACACCAACGCCGATGCAGGTACAGCAGGGTCTACAGGTGATCCACTCGCTACACCAGTAACGACGCCAATGATTGCGTCATCACCAGCAGGACCAGTGGCGTTAGGGTCACGCACCTGCAATACCACCAAGTCATGACGAGTACCAGATCCCGGCGCCGCAGAGATCGACACACCAAGTGTGGCGGCTTGCTCACGACAGAGATACTTGCCTTGGAATACCTGATTGTCACCAGTCACGACTGCAACACCAGCGGCAACCTGAACACTCATACCAACTGGTGACGATGGTGCGACGAGGAATGATCCTGATCCTAAGATGCCCTCTGTCCAGATATTGTCAAAGACAGCACGATCAATACGGGCAGGGTAATCGACATTCTGTAACCAAAGAGCATTAACAGCCATAGCGGTATCCTAGCCTAGTCTTGATCGTCAGAGTCTGCTGTCTGGCTGTGGTTTTGATCGATGATCATGGCTTTGAGAGCCACGTTGTCCAGTGTCAATCTTTTAATCTCATCCAGTAGACCATTGATTACTGCCTCAGCATTGATATCCATTATGTGTTCTCCAGTATTTCTAGACGAGCGTCCAATTCTTGAACGGCGTTGATTAGCGGTGCGATGAACTCACGATAGTCAAGTACCTGAAAAGAGTCTGGGTCATCTTTGTCAGCCAATGACCACATGGAGTAATCTCCAGCACCCTCAGCCTCTAGAGCCGCCTTGACCTCTTGTGCTCGCAACCCAGATCTCAATCGCTTGCCGTACTCCCATTCAAGTACGTCCTCCTCCTCACCAAGTGGTCCGACTTTCAGCCAACGAGGATACAGATTGGTGTACTCAATCGGTTCCAATCTTTTTAAGAAAGACAGACCAAGAGGCAGGCGACGTTGATTAAGTTTGAAGCGTGTATCAGAAGGGTTGAAAAACTGATATGACCCCATCAGGTTCCAAGCAGGTACACCGTAGCCGGGAGCACCACCCCAGTATCCAGTGTTATTACCGTCCATGGGAACCCCGGTAGCAAAGTGTGCGCCTCGCTCAATGAAATACCATCGCCATCCTTTTGTGTTGTGGTGAACTCCTGTATAAGTCGGCGTAGCACCAGCACCCATCATTAAGGACTTCTGACCATCTGAGGTGTCAAACTCCAATCCTTGCCAACCACTACGACTGCCTGCAATACGCCATGAGCCATACGAGGCATTATTAGGGTAGAAGTGAGCACCGTTCAGAGGTGAGTAAAGACCAGAGTGGTTTGGAAACTCAATCCACTCGTTCGAGTAGTTACGTCCCGTAGTTGTCCAGAATGGGAAGTTCAGTCGCCCATCGTTAGCGACATGACCGACATCTGAGCCACCACGCCGAAACTGCGCCACGAGAGCAGAGTTACTACCAGCGTTGATATACCAACGATTACTGTGGTACTCCAACTTACCGAAGCCAGTGCCAGCATCGCCAGACCATGTGCTTGTTGAAGTCTGCGATATACGAGTTGAGTTTGCTGTCAAAGCGATATTGGACTGCATCGTTAATTGACCAGTCATGGTGTCGCCTGATTTGAGGACATAGTTACCAGTCGTGGTATCGACGTACTGCTTGGTCGCCGCTTCTAAAGCAACTGTCGGATCTGCACTCAAAATCAAGGGACCAGTCATCGTGTCGCCAGCCTTGAGGACATTCTCTGGACACGGGCAACCGCCACTGCCACCTCCACAAGGTGTGTGAGCGAGTAGTTCTACTGCTTGGACACGAGACTTGAGAGACGCAAGGATTGCGCCAAGTTCATCGGCTTGAGAAGTAGTAGAGCGAGGACGAGTCATGGCTTAGTTTGTGTACCCATATACACGAATAACGCCACCAGTTAGGTTGCCAGAAGTTACTGCTAGTTGAAATGACGTGTAGGACGTTGAGGTAGCGTCAAATCCACTTGTGTGACCAGCGGCACCCCCGTCGCAATAAAATGCGGCAACTCTTGTTGGTTGTGTCAGCCACGGAGACAGAACAGTGATTTGAGTGTCAAACTTTGCACCTACACTAAGACCTTGCATATATCGAAAATGAGTATCAGTAGCACTACCTAATGCAGATGGTGTTGAGTTATAAGCGTTATAAGTCAAACCCCATTGATAATTAGTAGTTTTGGCTCCAAGACGCAGACGTAAGTCCACGTTCGCACTAGGGGTACACCCTGTCACCGTTATCAAATAATTGTCGAAGGTTGTACTAAATGCGTTTGCAACTTCGACAGACGTATTTGATGTTCCAATAGTGACCACTCCATTTGATGCTGTTGGTGATGTTCCACCGCTGAAAGTTCCAACGGTACAAGTAGTAACCCTGCGCAACCCCACTTGCGTACTTATTACTGCCTCAACATCCTCTGCGAGTTCTTGAATGACGTTGTCGCCCTGAGCAACAGGGTCAGTACCAAGTGGATACGGGAAGCCGAATATCGGTGTATTAGCAGGCATTGTTACTCCTAAGTCAAGTATGTAGAGACCATGTCATTCCATGTGATCGATGGATCGACGCTATTCCAAGTGAGTGTAGTCGGCAAAGCATCCCAAGGTTGAGGTGCTTGCACTGCTGTCATCTTGACAGATGACGCCCCATTAGCGTCCACAGTCAGTGAGACGGTCAGGATCTGCACCAAGATGGTCTGACCAGCGACGGTCAGATACGGGATCGTTGGATCTGGCTGACTTGGTACGACCGTAGGTGGTTGAGCCAGAACAACAAAGTCGCCAACTGCATAGTCTGAGTCGGTATAAAAACGATCGGGGATCAACTCAAACGACCAGACGATCGACGGTGATTGAGTGCTCTCAAGCAGACCCTCTGCCTGCTCGGTCAGGTTGGCTTGATCGGTCTCTTGGGTGAAGGCTCTGTACTTCTCCCATCGACCCCTTTGGTCACTCAAGATGCTTTGTGCGTTTTGGATCTCAACGATCGTGAATTGAGTGTCACCAGAGACGAGAGCGACGTTGCCAAAGAGAGACGCCCCAGAGGGTTTGGCGATGTTGCGAAGGTTTGTACCCAACTGGGCAGGCATCGCTCGTAGTGGGTAAGACCCTGCTGTAGTCACGAACAACTGGAGATCTGGGTCAATATCCCAAGTCATATTGCCGTCAGCCTGCGTCAAGTCTGTAATGGCTTCCAAGATGTTTTGTCCAACCAAGTATGACCGTGATCGAATGATCGGTGGACCAAGTGATCCGATCGTGATCCCTAGATCGCCATTGAGTTGTGACTGAGTATGATCGATTAGACCCCAAACGATGTCGCCCTGTGAGACAGATGAATACGTCAGAGCCGACACGACGTGCCTACTAGCGAGTATGCGACGGTAGCAGACCGCTTGTACTGCGAGTCTGTTTTCTCCGTCCTCACCCCACTCTTGATCTACCGAGATCACACGAAACCGATCGACTTTTACTCCGTTTCGGTAGATCCAAATATCGGTCTCTAACTCTTTGATCTGTACACCAGAGATTGAGTTTGCCGCCATTTGTATAGACATTGAGCAACCATCGTCAAGGTTGCGAGACAAACTCCATGAGTCAAATGTTGATAGTGGTTGTGTTGGGTTTGTATTTATGTTGGCGGTGCTTGTTGTCTTTGTTGATGTAGACAAATTGGGAGTTCCACTCCACTGATATAACGCAGTACCACCGACAGTGTCTCCATCAAAATAGGTATCTAATATCGCTGACTGTTCAAGGAGAACACCGTCAAACCCAACTTGCCTACCAGAGGCAGACGTATTGAAAATCATTCGTGCCTTTACAAAGGCAGTGCCGGCAGGTGCAACTGCTGTGATGTTAAATCGTTGCCACGACGTCGAACCAAGAACAAACGAAGTAGCGAAAGTACCAGTCGTCACACCACTTGAATTGGAAAATATAAGAGCCGAAGCAAAAGTCTCAGAACTGCCCGAAAGGATCTTGCCGTAATACGAAAACGTCCAAGACTGACCAGCAACAGCCGCCGTGGTGTTTGTCGTTTCTACTGGGTACGTTCCAGCAGTGATCGACTCAACTTCCATACACGCCGACCCAACCCATGAGTCAGTTGTAATGCGAGATATATTAGCCAATCCTAAAAGTGACCAAAAGGTTAAGTCAGTCTCCATAGATGGATTACGACAAAAGTTTGTCCTCGTGGTCAGTGTTGGTGGTTGCTGTGCAGGACCTATCGCAAGTTGATATGGGATATTGCTCATGTCTTAAATGTGCCAACGATCGAAGTAGCAAAGAGTGAAGGCAGGTGAGCCAGTGTAAGAGGTTGCCTCAAGCCTGATGAAGTTGAGCCCCGGGCGCACTCGGATGTCATCCCATGTCCAGTCCTGAAAGTTGCTGTTCCCATAGATGGAGTCATTGGGGTCGTTGTTTCTCAGGATTGTTCTGTTGGCTGTGTCAATGTTGATGGTCTGACCTGCGATGAGAGTAATCCCAGTGAAAATAATGTCGATGTTGTTGATTGTGATGATTGGATCAGTCACAGTATCAGTCACAGTGCCAGTCCAGTCCATCGGGGCGTTGCCCTGCGGCGTAAATAGATAGATGCCCACTGGAGGCGATGGAGGATACTCGCGGTCAAAGTCTAGGTCATAGAAGCGGCCAAACTCTGTCGCCTCAGTCAGCGGAGCAACCACGCAGGAGTCATCCAGCGCAGAGGTGAATGACTCTGCTGAAACCCACTGGCAAACCAGCGTTAGAGCCTTTGGAGCATTAACTGTTAGAGGAGCATCCACGCCTCTGAGCACCAGAGAGCGCACATGGTTTGGATTGGTGCTGTTCTTTTCAACTGTATAGACGAGAGTTGGGCGGATGCGAGGAGAAACATATGGAGAAACCATGTCAATCAAGTCCTGAGTGCTAAACCCGGGACAGCCAGTGTTATTGAGCCTCAGAGCAATCGTGACTGCTCGAGCCCCAACATAGGTGGTTGTGTCTATAGTCCCATCTGCGAGGGCCTTGTTGATAACAACATCCCGGACTGATGGATAGCCAATGGTGAACTCAGTAACGACAAACCCATCAGCGCAGTCCAAATCAAGCCTGCCTAGGGATGGATGCTCCAAATACAGCACTACAGCGACCTCGCCTTCTCTGCAACTAGGACTTTTTGCGCCACCAGATCAGCATCCACAGGAGCGATGAACGTGGCGTTTTCAATGTTGAGGGCTGCTCCTGATCCTCTTCGAGCCAACTCTGCGAGGCCGCTTTGCTCCATCAGTTGCAGGGCTCGAGCCGGGCGAGAGATAGGAATGACAGCCTCTGGCCCAGCCTCGCCAATAATCGCCGGCGTTCTCGAGCCGATAATGGCACCATTTGCTAACTCCGGGACTCCACTGCTGGAGAACGCAAACGAGATGTCCACTGAGAACTGCTCTCGGAGCCGCTTCAACTGCCGGGCTGTTAGTTTTTTCGACTTGAGCCTGACCTGATACTTGGAAATGATGGACTCAATGCCATCTACGAGGTTCTGGGCTGCTGTCACGCCTGCCTGCTTGAAGTTGGTCGCTGCGTTGAGCCCAATGCTGTCTCCGATAGCCTGAACCTCTGTCACCAGATTGTTCGCCCTGAGGACTCCATCAGCAGTGCTGAGGATTTCTGTAGCGATAGCAGAGCCTGCATCAACGCCTGCATCTAGAACCTGTTGCAGAGCCTCCTGAGAGAGCCCGGCTGCCATAAGGCGGTTGATCAGGACAGAGAAGTCCTTGGTTTTGTTGGCCTGATCTGTCAGGGCTGCAAAGAAGCCTGATCCGCTGTCCTGCCCAGCCTCGTAGGCATCCTGAAAGGAGAACGAGGATGTAACAGCCTCAGAGACAGATGTTGAGAGAGACTGAAACGCATCCTGCGCCTTAGCGAGCGCATCCTTTGCTTTCTCGAGCGTAGTTTTGAACCGATCGCCAAAGGAGTCCCGGAGTTTCTTGACTTTCTCGGCTGTTTTGTCTGCTGCGCTGCCAGCCTTAGCAGTGGATGTCGCCATCTCATCTGTTGCTCCAGCAGCATCCAGAGCAGCCTGCTCCTCTGCGTTCAGGGCTCCAGTTGTTTCCTCTGTTGATTTGGTGGTTTTGTCAATCGTGGTGGAGAGCCGCCCAAATGAAACCTCTCCGATTTCAGCAATTTTGGGAATGTCAATACCGATTTTGCTGAACAGCCCTGTTAGTTTGTTGATGCCTCCAGTGATGAAGTTGATCGCCTTAATCCAACTATTCACCAGCATCTCAAACGCGCCAATTACGAAGTTAATGACTGTGTTGACCACGATGCGGAAGCCATCGAACCTTTTATACGCCGCGACTAAAGCAGTAATCAACGCTAAAACACCAAGAACGATTAAGCCGACGGGATTAGCCGCCATCGCCGCGTTCCACGCCCACTGAGCCGCAGTTGCGATAGCAGTGAACGCCGCTTGAATTTTCATTGCCGCATTAACTGCAATAATTGCACCAGCCAACAAGGTGACGCCGCCAAGTAGAATGTAGACGATTGTTTTGTTCTCTGTCGCCCAAGAAATTACTTTTTGACCGACAGAGACGAGTGCTTCAAAGACTGGAATTAAAACATTGCCAATCTCGGCTTGCATATCTTTGAACTGTGACGATGCGATGCGTGTTCTGTTTGCAAGACTGTCAGACGTGTTAGCGAAGTCTCCTTGTGTCTTTTGAGTCTGTTCCATAAGCGCACCGTGACGCGCAAGAATTTTCTCTTGTTCAGTAAGTTGACCAGAGCCGTCACCGATACCGTTCGCCATTGCGTACGCTTTGACCGCCGCCTCTGATAAGTCGATGCCGAAACGCTTAAGTGGTTCTGTTTCGCCAGCGAGACCAGACTGAAAGATACGCGCCGCATCAGCGACCTCTAGGTTCATAACAGATGCGAAGTCTGCGGCACGCGTCGTGATTGAGTCAATAGTGCCGATAACATCACCGCCCGGACCGGCAATCTTTGAAGCGAATGACGAGAATTGAACTGCTAAACCGTTGAACTCTGTCTGACTTAAACCGACAGCAGTAGCCGCGTCTTTCGATAATGCAAGGATTCCCTCTGACGCTTGTCCGAACGTCACATTGACTGCGTTAATTGACTCACCGAGGTCGCTCGCTTGCCCAACCGCTTTCTTCGCGGCAAGACCGATAGCACCAATCGCTATACCAGCAGGAACAGCCGCCTTTTGAATACCGCTACGGAATTGTGTGCCGAAACTTGTGACGCTATCGCCAACGTCTTTCGCGGCTTTGTCTGTTTGCTTTTGAACATTGTCTAAAGCCTTGTCAACCGAATCGGACAGTTCCTTCTCAAACTTATCCGTCTTTGGTGCAACCTCAATATAGGCTTTTCCGACATTACTCATACAACTATCCTAAACGATGCAAAGGCAGACAAGTGCCGAGTACGGCAAACACAACTAAAATCCGTACCCGGCTCAGCCATCATACTTGGCCCGCGAATGCTTGCCACGCATCATCATCTGATCCGTACCACGTCGGGACTCCGTTAGTTCTGAGCGTCAGAGGAGGCTCGAGAGCAGCGTCTATCTCAGCGAGAGTCTTGTCATCTGCGTTCTCTCTGATCGCATAGAGATACAGATTGAGAGCGCGGTCTGCTGGGAGCAGGATGGGATCTACGCCTCTGGCTCCGCACCAGCCGTCAAACTGCTCCCAGTTGTGGGTAATCCATCCGACGATGACGGCTGCTGTGTAGGGTTTTCCTGACCTGTGTATTCAGAGATGAGATCAGTCAGCATCTCAGTCAGGATGGAGAAATCTAGGTCATCTCTGATGGAGTCAAACGCCTTATGTGCGCCGGGCTCGAGAAATGTTCTAACCACATCGCACAAAGTTTGGCGTTTTTCCTCTGCTGCATGGAGTTCGCTAACTCCCTCTGGGGCTGGAGCCTGAAGTGCTGCGATGGCATCAGCGATCTCTGAGAGATCAACATTGCTCCTCAGACGCACTGTTTGCTCGTCAATAATCCACTCAATGGGGTTTGCCCGGCGGCGAGCAGCCGCTGTTTGGAACGACCTCTGTCTAGTCATGTTTCTCCCTTGAGTTATTGAATTACTGCATCTAAAGCATCACGCAAGAAGGGTCGGGCTTTGACTCCTCTAACGCGCTTGGCATAAGCATACTTGGCTGTCGCACCTGCTTTATACCGTCGTCTACCTTGCCCACTGTTGTTAATAATGGGCCATCTGAGGACTTTGGCGTTCTTTGGGTAGATATACCCTTGTCCGTTATCGGCTGTTCCTTGGTGAACGAAGATTGCGTATTCATTATTTGTGCCTACACGCACCACGATATCCTTGCCGACTTTGCCCATCTCCATTGAGATACTCTGAGCAAGTTTGCCCGTGTCCTTCGGGGCGCGTCGTTTCGCTTCACGCATTACTTGGTTACCTACCCTACGCATATGGTTATAAACCGCCCCATCTGGGGCAGATAATAAATTGTAGATAGCCTGTGGGTCTAGGACGACGTACTTCGCCACTAGCCAGCACCGAACATCTTGGTAACCATGGCTGCTGCTGAGCCTCCAACTGCTCCTCCAGCGCAGGCAATCCCGGCAAGGAACCATCCCACGCTCGTCATTCTGCGCTCTATATGCTCGACTCTCTGCTCCAGATCAGCGAGAGCCTCTGTTCGTTTTGCGTCCTGAGCGTCTAGTTTTGCTGACAGAGCATCTACTTTCTCTATGACATGACCCAAGCGTTCAAAGAGAATTGCGACTGCAATCTGGGGATCATGAGGTTGAGTGGTTGGCATACAATAATCCTAGTTTCAAATCACGGCAGAGGCTCTGCGATATAGGTGGCCTGAATATGCCAGTTGTCAGCAGGGTCAAGTTGGAAGGGTGATGTATGGGTGAACGGCTCGTCGCGCCCGTTGCTCGCGACATAGGTAAGCACTAACTGCACACTCCCGGCGGCAACATGACCACCAATGCCATACTCGCGATTAACGCTGACATCATGGACGCAAGCACCGCGCATCATCGTCGGGAATCGTGCCGGGAACGGGAGGTCTACAAAATATTGACCTGTTCCAAAGTTTGTAATGTTGTCGAAGTCCACTTGAATATCAAACGTCACCTGATCACCGAAGCGGATGTAGTTGCCGAAAAACAGAGGAGGCCCACTGAATGTTGGCTGGGTTCCTCCAATGGTTCCACCATTCACTGCAAACGGGGTCACCTCTGGAGCAGTTGCTGGAGGACCGGGAGGGCCCTGCTCTCCCTGCTCGCCTTGAGGCCCCGGAGGGCCTTGTTCGCCTTGTTCGCCCTGCTCCCCTTGCGGTCCCGGCGGTCCCGGAGGGCCGGGAACTCCAGAGGCTGCTAACTCGCAGATGGCATCCTGAACATTTGTGCTCTCGAGTCCCTCGCATGGCTCAAATTGGACGTTGCTTGCAGCAAACTTGCAGACTGGGCCGCCCGGCTCATGAGGCTCTGGCTCAGCGCAGCAGATGCCAAACTGAGACTGCTCGAGCCCAACGATCAGGCGAGTCTCTACTCCAATGCAGCCTCCCTGCGCTCCTAGGAATGTCTGGGATGGGTTTGTGCGCTCCCAGTAGTCCGGGAACTGGCCTGTGACTGCGTTATAGATGACAGCAGCATCCCCAAGCAGGCTGGCATAGGCTGCGTCTAGGGCTGCCTGAGATGGAGCCCGGCCTCGCTCATCAAGGACTGGGAGGCATCTGAGGAGCATGATGGAGAACTCAATGGCGATGAGCCCGTCAAAGCAGATGACCTCTGATGTGTCCTCAGCCGGGAACTCAACAGATCGGAACACTCGCTCAGGAACGACCACGAGCGTTCCACAGCAGTCATCCCACGCAATCTGGCCTGACCCCACATAGGACATCGAGATTGGCTCTCTGCCGCAGTCTGAGAGGGCTGTGAGGCTAGTTTGCTGGAGCCATGCCGCTACATCGTAGGCAGATGGGGAAAGGCTCACCTGACGCGCCTCGCTATGTCTGGCGAGTGAACAGTGGAGTGGCCTCTGAGGCGATCAGGGTTTGTTGTATAGATGAACTGGTCGCAGATCGGAAGCCCGATCCTGTTTTGAGCAAACAGAACCTCTGGGCTGGCGAGATCAACAGTGACTCCCTGCCGAGTGACGCTGATTGCGTTGCTGGGGAGCCGGCAGTCCATGCCATCCCAGCCGGCGAGCAGTTCGCAGGCCAACTCGCCCATGGCTAACTCGCCAAGGATGGGAACATCAACGCCATACTCGTAGGTCACCTCAACTGGAGGATACTCGCAGTCTGTCTCGCAGGGCCAGCACTCGCCGAGGCGATAGAGGATGCCTCTGCCTAGGTAATACTCATCAGGGCTGAGAACCTCTCCGAGAGCCTTAACCTCTTTGATTGCTCGAACAGGCTTGGATTGGAGAGTGATGGAGCAGCAGTTTCTGCGGTCTGCATAGCCCAGTTTGTACTCAACGCCGGGGCCAAAGTCGTTCTGCCACGGCACATAGCAGGGAGAGTTGCAGGGAGAGCGATATGACTCTGTTTGCTCGCAAACTCCAAATCTGCGCCCAGTCATCGCCCAGAGAATCGACTGGGCAGCGTCTACTGCAGCAGAAACTAGCGCAGGATCATACTCTGAGACATCGCAGGGAAAGCGAACAGGCCAAACTTCACAACTCATATAGGAATCCTACCTCACCACTGCTGATGGGCATCAGAGCCGATCAGGGAGGCGTTGGTGCAACGTAGGGAACGCAACCGCCGGTATCTGATGGAGGCTGGGCTGTGGTAACAACCATGCCAAAGATGTCGCCAGCAGGGAACACCTGAGAGAATGGGTTAGGCGTGTATGGGCCTGATCCCCATGCGGCAGAGGCTGCAAATGCGTCGCCCATGAGACTAAGCGTCAGCGCGCCGTTTTCGATCGTGATGTCTCCGTCAATTTTTCCATTGCGGATAAATGGAACGAGGAAGTAGCCCCACTCCTGAGTGGCTGGGTCGGTGCAGTCCACGCCAGTGCGCTTCGTCCAAACCTCGAGCGCAAATGCTGAGGAGTTGACATCAGTTCCAAATGTTGCGCCGATGACATCGCCGCCTGACGAGACTGGATTTGCCTCTGCGATGATGTCCAGCGCGTCTGGGTTGATTTCTGCAAACTGGATTGCGACAGAGACACGCTTGAGGATGTCCGGGTCTTTATCGTTGATGCAGAGATCGCCCCATGCGTTCTTCTGAATGAACTCCTCGCCAGCCTCATACTCGCCAGTCATCGTGACTGAAACAAAGCAGTCAGATACGAGCGTGGTGCATGAGCCCTCAATGACTGCGCCGCAGGCATCAAGGCGAGTCAGCCGAACTGTTTTGCCTTTGATTGACTTAAGAATTTTTGTAGCCATGACTGATCTCCTTAGATACTGACTGGGAACTTGCCCTCAACTCCATACGCAACACAGTCCCATCCAAGGACATAGTCACGCTGGGCGATGATGCTGACTTCATTTACTGATTTGTTGACTGCGTTCTGGCGTGTATCAACATCGCCTCTGTAGAGCACTACTGGGCCGCTGGCATACATCTCAAACTCGTCGACTGGGGATACAAGCGGGTCATATCCTGCGCCGGCGACAACTGGTGTTCCCAGTTTTGTGACTAGGCGACCTCCCTGAACTGCGAGATACTCCCAGAGATAGGTAGCAGCGAGTCGGCTCATGTGAATGACTCCCTGCCCTCCGTAGTTCTCTGCGAGTTGCTGCTCGAGATAGCCCAGAACAACACCCGGGCTGTATGCAGTGAGGTCTGTGAGCGATGATGCTCCAGCAACAAGCGATGCCCACAACTGCTCCTCAACTGATCGCTGCTCTGTAGCAACGAGCCGCTGAACAGTGTTGGCAAGATGCTCCTCGAGCGTATGCCCGATGATGTCATCGTTGTTGTAGGCATAAACCGTGAATGGCTCATACTTGCTAACTGAGCAGTAGTCATCCTCTACAAGCGGATCGCGCTGAGGAACGATACATGGGCCAGTAGTGACGTTTGTTTCGCTGCAGGCCTGCGACTGCCACTGAACACCGAGTTTCCAGTGCTCATCTGTGGTAAGGCGAGGCTCAGCAACAGAGAAGATGCCGTAGGGCAGAGGTACAACAGGCGGTGCTTCGACTAATTGCCAAGTGTCCAACTGTGTACCCATGCCTACGACTCCTTCTTGTGATTACTTACTGATTATGAACTGTTAGCCCTGAGCAGGTGCTTCAGCGACTGGGCAGCAGCCGGTCACACCGTCAACTGCGTAGTTCACTGTGACTTCGCGAGCCTTAGGGCCAACCTGAGCCACGAGGTACAACTGCTCTGTCCATGCAGCGGTGTAGTCGTTCGTTGCGTTGAGAACGCTGTCGCGAACCACGCCGAGATCGATTGTTCCGCCATCGCCCTTGATGTATCCACCTGCTGGGTAGAGCAGGAAGTCGAGGGTTGTTGGGAAGGCAACTGCCTCAGCAACGCTGAACAGTGGCTGATAGTCATGAACGAACTGTGCGCGAACCTTGCGAGCAGCGAAATGATCGTCGATCATCGCGTCTGTCACGTTGGTCAAAAGAACGCCCGAGCGGAGAGCAAAGTCTGCACGGATGAGTTCCTTTGCCCACAGTGGGAACACTGCTTCAAGAACGCTGTTGACGCTCATGCGGTACTGCGAACGGTAGTCGGCAACTTGCAGGTCAATCGCATGAAGGATTGAGCCAGCAGCAGATGATGCCAGAGCACTCATCGTCACGCCTGTTGCGCTGGTGCTGATGTCGTTCACCATGGCAGCCGAGAGGCGATGTAGGTGAGCGTTGATTGCAAGAGCGATAAAGCGTGAGGTGAGTTCTGGGAACGCACGATCGGTCAGGTTGCCGTTGGTCAAGCACAGGCCCTCAGCCTTGAGGCGATAGTCAGTGAAGTCCGGGCATGGGATGAAAAGGCAAGCCTTTGTTTCCTCGTCCTCTTTGCTGTCCTCTGTCCATGTCCACAGTGCGTCTGATGCGTCACCGATGCCGATGAAGTTAGGTACATTCAAGCCACCGCGGGTCACCTGAACTGTTGGGAGATCAAGCAGGCCATCGCCGGCGTCAATTCCAAACAGCGTGTAGAGGTTCTGCGATGGGGCGCACCAGCCAGCGGCGGTGAGAGCCTCGGGAGCAGTTGCCTCAGCGATCACGTCGAGGTTCTGAGCCAAGTCTGCGCCAACCTTGTGCTGGATGGGCAGGTTCACAGTGGCAACAGGAACAAATCCTGAGCCGTTCGAGAGGGTGCGAGCCTTAGCGTGCATCGCCTTCGCCATCTCGATTGTGTTGATGGTTGCGCCTCCAGAGAAGCCGGGGATGTCAGCAGCAGCAGTGATAACTACTTCTGGCTGAGCCTCAGCCACTTCAGGCTTGGTTGAACGGCGAGCCACCGCAGAAGCGGATGGAGCCTTGGGTGTCTTGTCTGCGCTCGCGGTCACGAGTTCATTCTCCTCTGCTGATGCCTCGGCTTCGTCAGCCTCGGTGTTGGTGGATGTTTCGTCAGCAGTTACAACAACTGCCTCGGCTTCGTCATCATCGTCATCTCCCTCAGGATCAGACTCTGCTGCGACTTCTTCTGCTGTGTGGACACGCTCAGCGAGCGCAGCCACAGCCTCAGCGGCTTCTTGTTCAGCAACAACGCGAGCAGTTTGCTCAGCGCGGATTGCTTCGATCGCTTCAGCGATTTCAGTCATAGCAGCAACATCTGTGGAGCCTGCGTCCATCAGTTTGTCGAATTCTGCTACGAGTTCTGCTTCAATTTTTGCGATGTCCTCGTTGGACACTTCTGCAATGTTTTCTGGGATAACGGTCTGCATCTCAATACTCCATGGTAGGAACGGGATTGTCTAAAGGATGCGACCGAGTGCGACCCGGGCTTCGCACCGCCACTGCTAGGCACATGACGGCTGATGGAATTGTAACACAACTATTTTTGGTTTGTGCGCACTTCTCCGCCAATTCGATCAGCGTATGTTTGAGCCTGCCCGAGAGAGGAGAATGATCGGCCTGTGAACGAGCCGTTTCTCCAAACCTCGTAGCCTCCAGTAAAGAACGGAGTTGGCGTTGATGTGCTCTTGTTTTTGCGGCAGCCGCATCCCATGGTTACTCTCCCTTGATTCGTTTCGCTAGGTCAGCGACTCGCTCGCCATGAACTCTGCTGAACAACTCTGCCTTGCGATGATCTCTGCCTCTGCCAATGCTGGCTGCGAGAGCCTCGAGATACTCCTGAGCCTCTGCCTGCTCATAGGCTGGCAGCGATAGCGAGGCAACTAGGCCCTCCATCTCTCGGACTCTGATTTTGGGAAATCCCGGGACATTGACTGCAAGGACAGCCACGAGTTCAAGGTTGCCTCCAATTCTGCGCCAGTCTCCAGAGACATCAGATGCCATGAGCCCTCTGATCTGGTTGGAATGCAGGTCAGGCCTGATAGAGCCAGCGACCCAGATGCCGAACTGATCCTCGCCGGCTGTTACGTCAGCCGCTGCGAGGGCTGTGTTGTCATAGTGCGCCGAGGTTGCCTGCGCTCCAAGCGAGTGAGGAGCATGGTTGCCGTTCATGGTGATCTGCCCGACTGGGAATCGGCTGCCATCATCGCAGAGAATCTCGCCGGTGAGGAAGTGGGCGTAGTTGGTCATGCTGGCTGGAGGCTCTACGCAGCGGTTAGTATGCCCGATGTGGCACTGGCCCCAGACTGCAAGATGCCCAAAGATGCGGCCCTCATCAGTCACTGTCAGAGGCGTTGGGCCCTGAAGGCTGGGATTTGCGAACCACTCTGAGGGAGGAACCACAGGAGCCTCGATGGGATGACCGCTGGCAACGATAGAGCCAGCCTCCTCTCGAGCCCTCATCTGTCGCTGGACTTTCTCAGCCCAGACTCGCCCGGGATCGCCACCCCAGAGAGCCCATGCGATACGCCCGGCTGATGGGAATCCGTCCTGATCTGGGCTCCAGCCCTGCCCTTCCTTGTCCACCTCATGGCGAGCAAAGTAGGAAACCATGCGATTTACTGTGTCTGGGGAGAGGTTTTTGCGGTTTGCGATATCTCGAGCCCGGGCAACGCCGACCTCTGTGCCTCCGCGCCCATACTCCTCGCGCCATGCGAGGCCTCTCTCAGCCTCCTCAACTGCGCCATCTGGAGCAACAAAGTCGATGTCCTCGAATGACTGGAACGCTCCGATCCATCCTGTGACCTGCGTCAGGCTCATCAGAGATGCAGTCAGCGCAGCGAGAGACTCAATGAAAGCCTCCTGAAATGCTGGAAATGGCACAACTGTTGCGCCCATGATCCGAGCAGATGTGACTCTCATCTTGAGATCAGCCATCCCGTAGGCCATCTCGCCATCCTCGGTGATTTCTGGCTCCTGCTCCTCTGCCGGCACGAGAACCTCATACTCAACAGCGTCTAGATCAACTGAGATGCCTCGCAACTCGCTTCGCTTGATCAGCGTCTGAAGGCGTTTGACATCCGGGCTCTCTGACTCAATAAACGAGCCGTATCCATGAATTTCTCGGCCCTCTCGCTCAATGCGAGTGATGTTGCCAATCAGGACAGCCTCCATATGGGCCTCTGTGGTGCGGTCAATCGCCATGAGAGGCAGAGGGAGTTCGCGATACTCTAGTGCGCCCTCCTCGATGTAGCGGCCATCGCCAGTCCATACGCCCTCAACCACGAGGAGCGCATGGAAGTCCTCGCCCATCTCAACATCCTCGTCTGCCTCCTCTGACTCCATCTCTGGGTCATTGGTCAGGTCTGCGTCATCGCCCTCATCGTCTGCCGGGAGATCATCCTCTGGAGCAAATGTAGAGGCCTTGCTGGGGTCTTTCTTTTTGCCCTTGTAGCCCATCTCTGACTCCTCGCCAGAGAGAACGCCCGGGCGCATAGCGTCAATTCCCAGTTCTGCGTACTCCTCAAGAGCATCCTCATCGTTATCGTAGGCAGCGATGACATCGTAGTTTTCGAGAAGTTTTGCGGCCTCAACCTGCTTAAAGTCTGAGACATCAACCTCAGCGTTAGGACGCATGATGAGATTGAACGCCTCTAGGCCTCCATCTGCGAGCGCAGACTCAGTAGCATCTCGCTCATCCTCAAGCCTGCCAGTGATGACGAACACTTTGGCGGCCATGGCGTTGATTGCCTGAATGCGATCAGCAAACGGTTCGTTCTCTGCTGAGAGCAGGGTGCCGTCAACATCAACGATGACTGCTGGCTCGCCTCCTGCTACAAACGGCTCGTCAACTACAGGAACTATTTGAAAACGCACACGGGGCATAGTAGCACCAGCGTCTGCTTTCGTCTGCGCCTCTATGGCAGAGCAGTATCCCTCTGGGTTTTCCTTGTCTTGGTTTTGGCGAACACAGTCGTCAAAGTCATCGTATCCAGCGAACGGCATACGAGAGATTGTAGTTGTTTCTAGGGCCGCTCTGGTTTTTTCTTTAGGACTTTTGTTATGCGATCTGGGCGAAAGTTTCGCCAGAGACCGTATCCCTGAGTGCCTCCATAGCAACGCACCGAGCCATCAGAGTCCACGCCCTTGAAAACAAACGTGCCTCGCTCGTTGCTAACTCTGAACTCCTGTCCCTCTATGAGAGATGATGGATCAATCATGAGTGTCTCCTTGTATGGCGTTCAGCAGGAGTTCTCCTGCGCGGTTTCTGCTCAGATGAGATTGTGCCACGGGCTCTCCCTAGGAGATATCCCACAGCCATAGATGAGATGGCGAGGAGCAGGACATATGTATCTAGTGCCTCTCTGGACATGATGACCTGCTCATTCATCGTCTGCCTCCTCAGAGCATGATGGGCAACGATGCCACTGTCCAGATTGCGTCCATCCATTAGCAAGACAGCACTCAGTGGCGTTTGCCATCAGATAAAACTGATGAGTGCTCTCCTCGCCACATGAGTCGCATTGCAGATAGAACACGGTTTTGATGCTCATTGTGTTTCTCCTTTGGTTTATGAGATGTTGAAAAACTTGCCTGTGCCACCGCAGTCGTAGCACGTCCATCCTGAGTATCTCCATCGCTCCGCTCCTCCTGCGCCAGCACAACGCTTGCAGATGTTGTTCGCCTTGTACTCCTCCAGAACTTTCTTGCTCTCTTTGCGCTCAATGCGCCTCAGCAACTCGTTACGAACATCTGTGATTTGCGTGAAATCCATGTCCTCGATGGCGATCTCCTGCCCAGTCACCTTGGCGATGACCTGAGCGAGCGAGCGAACATTTGCCTGCTTTGCATAATCATCCAACAAACCGTTGACCAGACCAAGGCGCACTCGCTCATGTCCCTCTGCTTGTTTTGCCTCTCGCATGGCGACAACCTCTGCGTATGCTTCATCGCTCGTTGCATGGTTAGTGCGATGCCTCAGGTTGTACTCAGGCAGGCACATCCACTTTGAGCCAAGCCCATCATCTACTGCGATTGGCTCTGTGCAGGTCACGCGTCCGTCATAGAAACCTCGCCCTGCTGGCACGAAAATTCCGCAGTAGAAGCAGTCGCCTTTGTATTTGTTGATGCCCATCACTTGCCTGCCTTGTGGGCTTTGTGCATTGCATAGATGTGGCTCTTGCCTGCCTCGCGTGCCTCGCAGTATGCGATGAATGCTTGAACTGTTGGCAGTTTCGCAGCGATATTGAGGTGGCGGTTGGTGACTGTTGTTTTGTTCATGCCTTCACTATGCCATACTCTAGTAGGGATAGCAAGGCTTGGAGCCAGCATGGGGATCGCCCTCAGCCTCTGGGGAGTGAGCAGAGGCTGAGGGCTAGGGGTGTCCCTTCCCCATCTGCTCAGCGTACTCTGCGAGCCCGGGCTCGGCTGGGAGCAGGCCTACTCCTGATCTGGGGCAGCGACTCCCGGTCTGCTGAGATACTCCTCAACAGCCTCCTCAATGCCCAGAACAACGTAGTCGGCTAGTTCAGAGGTAGGCATGGAGGCAAAGTTGAGAACAACAGCCTCTCCTCCAGATGGCGTGTCTCTCATCAAAATGTATTCGCTCATGGAATCTCCCAGCCGAAAAGTTTAGCGTAGGCCTGAGTAGCAGAGTTTTTGGATCTGCCTGCGCTAGTCCAGAAATCAGCGAACGCCTCTGCATAGCCCTCAAGAGCGTCAGTTTGCCCGTACTGGCTCATCGCTGCCTTGTTGTCAGTCCACACGAAAACATGCTTTTTCTTGTATGGGCTGACAGATTTGCTAGATCCTGTAGCAATGTTGACTCGATCAACTAGATGACCCCATTCATGAGCGATGGTGTAGTCCCGAGTGCTGACTGTTCGATCTGCTGTTTGATAGAAACCGCGATTGAATGGCGTAGTAATGGGCTGGCTCAAGGTGGATGCTCTGGCTGAAATCCTGAGTTGCTGCATAGAGTTCGTGGTTGCTGCAATCATTGCATCTGCAAGAACATCTGCCAACTGATTAGGAATCTGGTCGTAGAATCTAACAACCACGCCTCGCCCGGCCTGCCTGTTGGCCAGCCTGAGTTGCTGCAGGGTTTGCAGGGACGCATCAAAGTCTGCCTGAGAGATGGTAGACGAGTCGAGGATCAAAATATCTCCGTTGATGAGTTTTCTCGGGCTTGTTTGGAGAGTTTTAAGCATCTCTGCTCTCTGAGTTAGCGCAACTTTGCCTGTTGTTTGAGGAACAAATCTGTCAATGACAGCCGAATACATCGTTTCGTCTATAGGAGTCCATGAGTCAGCCATGAACTCCTCTGATCCAAGAGGGCTCTGGATGAGATCAGGAATGGCGGCCTCTGGCGCAGCCGGGGCTGCGATGCTCTGTGGCTGGGAAACTACTGAGCCATCTGGCCTGCGATCCCCGGGGTAGAGCGCATCGTAGTAACAGCGGCAGTTGACAACCTCGCCGGCTGGGGCTCCCGGGCTATGGGGGAACATCATCTCAACGCCTCCAACAGAGAAGGGCTGATTGAAGGGGACTGGGCTGGCTGTCGATGCGCTCATAGCCTCCAGATGGGCTGCTCGAGTCCGGGCATCTCCCACAGCGACCCATATTTTCTCAGCAGGCCCAAACTCGCCCAGAGCCTGATCTGAGGCCCAGTTTCCGTTTGAGAACGCTGTTGAGGTTTCTGTTCTGCCAATGGTGTCGGCTCGATACTCGCTGAACTGGCCGAGAGCCTCTATCTGCTCCTTCAACTGCTCCCCGGATGCGCCAGTCTCTATTGACTGAGTGACTTTGCGCCGGATGTCCTTCCAGAGCGTTTCTCCTACGCCTCTGAGGCGATTGGCAGCCTGAGCCGAGTATTCTGCTGCCTGAGTGTTGACGACAGCAGCCCAGCCCTGAGCAACAGATGCCGGGATGGGATTGGCTGAGTCAGCGTTGGTATATGCAAACAGAGAGCCGGCGAGGAATGTCTGCTGGATGGCTGGCTGGACTACTCGCTGCGAGATGATGTTCCATCTGGGGATGATCTGATCGACTGCGCTGGGATCGCCAGCCGCTGTGACTGCTGTGGCATCAACTGTTTCTATGAACGCCTCATAGGCCTCGGTGGAGATTTTAAGGATTTCTCGAGCGAGCGTTTCTGAGAGAATGGCTCCCTGCTCCTCTATCCACTCCTCTATCGCAGCGCGGCTCCTGTTTCTAGGAATAACTGAGGGCGACTGCAAGTCTGCCATAGCGGTGCTCCTGTTTTGCGGCCAGCAGAGCCCGGGTATAGGTATCTAGGATGCTGGAGAGGGATGCTGGATCAACTCCGTATCGCTCAGCAACCTCTGGCACGAGGCTCCATGCGCCCTCTAGCAGAGCGTCAAAGTTGGAGTGGATGGATGCGTCTACCTGAGTGTGCAGGGTGCAGAGATCCTCGCATGGGATGGAGGCTGCTCCTCCCGGCTGACCCTTTCCTGCTGCTGATCGAAGCCGAGAGCCGGCTCGCTCGAGAGCCCGGCGCACGATGATGTCGCAGGCTGCGGTCAGCGGCTCATCAACTGTGGTTCGCTCTGGGATGGCTCGAGCCTCTCCTGCCTCTGGGAGGGCCTCCTGCGCCTGCTGCTCAGCCACTGCCTGCTCAGCCTCTGCTGCCTGCTCTGCTGAGAGATAGCCAAGGTCAGCGAGGAGAGCCGGGGCTAGGGCTGGGGCTGACCGAACTACGGAGAGAATGATGCGCTCGCGGCGTTCAGCATCATCTGGAGCGTCCTCAACTGATAGCCCGAGTTCTCTAAGGAGGGCCACTGAGGAGAGTTCGTTGCGGTCATAGGCCTCAACTGCGCTCTTTGACTTGTCCGGGCGTGTTCTGAGATCGCTGGTGTCATACCAGACCACAGCAGCATCGGGCTCAAATCCCTCAGCGATGAGGGCAGCCCTAAGAAATCCGATGGTCAGAGCATTCACTACTGTTTCTGTCAGCGGCTCGATATGGAGAGTGATGGCCTCCTCTGCGACCTGCCATGCTCCCCAGTGGTTCATCGCGCTAGTCCCGGTCAGGATTTCAGGAGGGATGTCCATCCCAAGGGCGAGCCGGCGCACTGCGTTATCCAGCAGTTCTCGAGCCTGAGAGTCAAATGGGGTAGAGAACGAGATGTGCTTGATTTTGTCAACCAGTTCGCCCGGGACTTTGATGACCAGAGGAACTACTGAGGCTGCTGATCCTCGGTCTGTGAGAGGCACAGTCATCGCATCTACGAGCGAGTCCACAAAGTTGTCCTGAGGAGGCGTGATGTCCTCATCATCTGGGTCAACCTGCCGAGATGACTGAGGGCCCTGATTATCTGGGAACACAGCCTCGGCTGGGATGGCGAGGAGCCCGGCGCCGGCGAGCCGGGACTGGGCCGAGGCCTGAATGTGCTTGGAGAGCAAGTCAATCTCGTTCAGAACTGAGAGAACTCCATGGGTAGGAGCATCTGCCTCCCATGATCGGCGAGGATGCCTGCGCCAAACCTTAACCACAACAGCGTTTCGATGAACTGGCCGCCAGTCTCGCTCGCCAGTTCTGATCTCAATCCCATACTGGCCCTCTCTGAGTTGCTCAGCCGAGAGAACCTCCCATGCATCGAACACATCTGAGAACTCATCATCTAGCGGAGGCTCGACTACGAGATAGCAGATGCCAACAACTGAGAGATGGAGCCCAAACGCTCCGAGCATCTGTCCCTGCCCGGCTGCGCCATCTGCGATCATGGAAACAATCTCTGCAGCGCGGCGTTCTGCCGGCGTGATGTCAGGATCGTTGAGGTCGATGGGGCTGGGCTCATCTCCTGCTGCCTCTGGAGGGCGAGCAGCGACTAGATTGACTCGGCTCATGGCGTTGCTGATCCATGAAACGCCAAATCTGAGTTCTCCGATGGTGTCGTAGTAGTCCCATGCGTCGCTCTGCCATCCCTTGTGATGAGTAACGCTGGCCTTGCTCACATTTCCATTTGGAGAGGCGATGACCTGCGCTGATGCAACGAGCGAGTTGGGCGTAGCGGTTTTTGGTTTCCTGCGGCGACTATCTGGCACGAGCGATAGTCTACGTCATTTGTGCGCCTATAAAGTGCGGTTCTTTTGTTGTTCCTCAAAGTGCATGGAGAGGCAGGCCAGATAGCCAGCAGCATCCACCAGCGAGTCTCTGTGGAGGATGCCTTTGTCTAGGTTTGTTCTCAGCCGGGCAAACTTGACTGCAATCATGAACATCAGAGCCTGCTCTGGAGTGAGAGATACGCCAGATATCGCCTCAAAGATTGCGCAGACTTTCGCATAGTCCTCAGATGGGTGGCTGTATGCCTCCTGCCGATCCCCGGTCACGAGCGCATATGCCTCTAGCAGAGCCTCTGCTCCCTTGAGAGGATCATCCATTCTTGCTAAGCCTCAGCCCGAACTCATGTCGCTTGATGACAATCAGGATGCCACGCCATTCGGCACCGTTCAGCCAATAGAACTCAAAGAATGGCATACGAGCATCGTGCACCGTTCTGCGTTGCTTGTAGTGATGAAACCTAGCCACGGTTGTGCCATCCAATCATGACTCCCAGCGAGAAAACCGCTGTGTACGAGATGAGCATTGCTACAAAGTCAGTCATTTCCTATCGCCTCGCTGTAATCTTCAACGCCATCCATGTGCGTCCATGGGTTGTAAAGTTTGCCAGCGATACGCTGCCACATGATGCTCTCCTGCTGAGCGACAACTGCATCGCACAGAGCATCAGAGAGCGACTGCTGGAGGCGATGTATCTGCTCTTTCTGAACTCTCAGGGCATCATGCGTTATCTCTAACTGTTCTCTGAGATCAGCGATCTCCTGCCCCATCGCAACTCTCATGATCTCACTCATCTGCTGTCTCCCACCACTGTCTGCCCCACAGCATTGCTGGGTGAGTGCCAATGCGGATAGCGATGCGATCAGCATGATACGCAGTCAGCAGATACTGCTTGTCCTTCCTCCATCTGCCTACAGAGACTCTGCCTACTCCTAACGCCTCGCCTATCAGAGTGTCGTCTGTTTCCTCATCGAATAGGTCTAGGAGAATGCGAGCATCAAACAAACGAGGCAGAGGCTTAGGCCCCATCCTGCGTTTCTTAGTTTGTGTTTTCATGAAGTGCTCCTCGCTTCCACTGCGGTTTGCAGAACTCGTTGTGCGTGTGCTCTCTCGCCCACTTTTCCATACTGCGCCAAACATAGGCGTTGCCATCCCTAGGTTCTGTGATGTCTAGATAGTGCTGTGCCTCTGCTTTGCAGTCAAAGAAGTAGCGATATCCAACGTCATCAACGATGACAATCCACTCTCCCCAGTAGTCAGACCATACAACGCTTCGCCTAGGAGCAGGCAGAGCATCAACGCGTTCCTCGTTTTTACTAGCGAACTCCTGCGCCTCTGCGAGTGTTTCAAAGAGGTGAGTTCCCTCGTACTTTCGATCTCCTGTTGGAACTACAGCCCATAACTCGTCTGGAGATGATGGAGGAATTATCATGTAGTGAGTCATCAGATGTTTCTCCCAGATGTAGTGAGTGCAACAAACTCCTCTTGGCAGTAACAACACCAGTCAAGGCTGTGCTTTTGCCATGTTGCTAGTCTGCGTTTGTTGGTGTCCTGAACTACGCCAGTGCCGATGATCTCGCCTGATGAGTCAGTGTGCTCGCAGTAGATCGCCCACTTGCCGCCATCTTCCGGGCAGTCAGCAGGCATAACTCCTGTTGTGTATCGGATGCTTCGCATCTCTGTTCCTTTCTCTCAGGAGATGGGCTGCCATCTCCTCCTCAGACTCTATCCTACTAGAGTAGGCAGCGCAACGAGGCTCAGGGGTCGAGTCTGCGCTCTATGGTGGCCAGCAGACCTGTGATGGCTGAGAGGGCGAGAGCCAGCAGGGCGATCTGGACTGGGAGCCGGTCGCTCCAGCGCAGCAGGGCGACAGCCGGGAGAGGAGCAATCCAGATGGAGAGGCACCAGTCGCAGGTGATCAGATATCCAGCCCAACTGGATTGGTCAGCAATCCATCCTCGGAGGCCCTTGGTGATTTCATCTGCTGTAAATAGGCGAGTCATCCGATAGGTGGCGAGGGCAGCGAGGGCTAGCCATAGGGGTTCCATCATATTCTCCTGTTCACTGGGGACATGACCGCGGCTCTCTGCATGGGCTGCGGTGGCAATAGAGTAGCAACGCAGTGAACCAGAGCATCCATGCGGTCTGGAGATCGGCCCTCTCCCGGGACAAAGGATGTCATCTGAGCCTCCAGCAGAGGAAAGAAGCCGGCGTGATGGATGAGGCCTCTCTCATACATGGCTGAGATGGGCTCTGCCCGGGCTCCCTTGGAGAGTTTGGCTGTTATTTTCTCAACTCTGAGATTGGGATCAACAGCGTGGATGGTCGCTCGAACCATGTCGCCGCCCTGATTGGACTCAACCACTACTCGCTCAGCCTGCCACTTTCTGGCTGCTGCAGCGACCCGGGCTCCCCACTCCTCAGGCCTGCCAGCAGTTGAGGCATCCTCGAGGATGACTGCTCTATCGACCCCGGCTCTGGCCTGCACTGGAGCCATGGCGACCACGATGCCGCACTCGGCTGTTTCGCCCGGGGGATCGACTCCGACAACGATGCGCCACGCTCGCCGGTCAATAATGGCTGGCTTGCCCTGATCAGCGAGGAGAGCGTTGATGGCTCTGAGAGGGTTTGCTGGCTCAAATCCTGCCAGCCTGCCTCTGTCAATCATGCGCTCAGTCCACAGCGCGCCCTCAACGTCCTCCAGCCATTCGGCGTAGAGTTCCTGCCGCCCCAGCCGCGTTCCCTCATATCGAGCCAGTATGTCATCTATGAATCCCGGGGCGAGGTTCGAGGCGTTTTCATAGGTTGAGCCTGTAGTGGAGATGGTATCTGGGCGAGCAGCGAGAGCCCGGAGCCATGGCAGAGGCTTCGGGGTGCCAGTAACCATCAGCCATGGAGCCTCTCCGAGGCGCAGCCCGAGGAGCAGGTTGCTCATAGCCTCCTCGCCGGCTGGCATAGATGCAGGCTCGTCCATCCAGCCGAATCCATGCTGGGGGCCTCGCAGCCGTTCAGGCTCCTCAGCAGAGTAGGCAAATGCTCGAGCCCCGTTGTAAAACGTCACTCTGCGCTTAGAGGGCTCATACTCTGGGCGTTGATCATCAGGAAATACAGACATAATCCCAGAGTCGCCCTCAATGAGAACATCCCGGACATCTGCTGCTGTTGGGGCCACTAGGGCGATCCTCTCCACGCTCTCTATGAGAGCCCTGACAGCCTCGGCTCCTGATCTGGTCTTGCCTGCTCCTCGCCCGGCTCTAAAGAACCAGACTCGATGCTTAGTTCCCATGCCCTCTGGGATGCGCTGATTGGGCCTGCTCCAGTAGTCCCAGTCAAACAGCAGTTGCCGCGCCTCCTCCTCGTTGAGGCTCTCGAGAAACTCCTCCCACTGGCCTCCTGCTGCGAGGATTTGCTGCCGGGACATAACGAGAGGGTTCATTGTCGATTAGGGCACAACTCTAAGAACCGCTGCGCTGACAGGAGGACGGCATACCATGCCGGAATGGAGTAGTTCCAGATGCAATCCTTCCGTAGTTCGGAGTTCTGCCAGAGGATGTCAGCCATCAGATGCTTTCCTTGCCTGCTGCGCTGGCTCAGCCTCTCGAGTGTCTATGACCTCGAGCGCGGCTCTTTCTGCAGCCTCAAACTTGGCTCGTAGCGTCTCCTTTGCTGAAACCTCAACCTGAATGGGGCCTCCCTCGGCTCCAGTGATCTCCACTGTCTCATGCCTGCCCCACTTCTTGGGGTTAGTTCGCTCCAGATACCATGCTGAGGCCTGCCAGTTGCCCTCCTGCCCTGCCTGCTGGATAACCATGAGGTTTCTGATTGCGGCATCTGCTCGAGCCTTTTCCACTGAGTTGAGAAAGTTGAGCAGTCTCTCCTCCCTCTCTGAGAGAGACTCTCCCCGCTCCAGCCTCTCAGCGGCTGCTCTGCCCTGCCTGAGCCAGAGAAACAGCGTGTGCCGGCTGATGCCAGCGTAGGCTGACGCATCGTCCAGATATGCGCCTCCCCGGACAGCCGAGACAATGCGCTCCTCAGTTTCCTCTGTTAGGAGGCTCTGTCTGCCCATCTTGGCTGGCTTCTGATCGCTCATGCTCTGCAAGCGTAGTCTCTGCTATGCGCCAACATTCCAGAACAGAGCCCCGGGCTTGGCGTGCTGGAGGATGAACCTCCATGCCTTCGCGTCATAGTTTGCGCTGGAAGGGAACGGAGGCGGCTGCTGGGCTATCTCTGAGAATGTTTCTGGGGCGTGATACAGATTGGCTGCGCCGACTGATGGCTCGAATCCGATCCTGACTGCATGGACTGGCACTCCGGGCTTCGCTGCCTGAAGGCATCGGGAGAGGAGGCCTGAGCCTGCTACGCACCAGATTTCAGATGGGCTGGCATCTGCGAGAGCCTCTGTTATCTCTGCTGTCAGCATCTGCTCAAACTCTGGGGTGGAGAATCCGAGAGGGAAGAAGTATGAGCCTGTTTGCTCGCAAAATCGCCGGGCTCGGCTCTGAACTACGTTGAGCCTGCCATGATCGACCTGCTGGATGTCGCAGCCTGCTTCCATCGCCTTGACTGTGTTGGGATGAAGTTGCTTGCGTTTGGCGACAAAGTAGGTCGCCTGAAGGCCTGTTTCCCGGGCTGAGTAGGCGAGGGCTAACTGGGCGTATCCCTCTGCTGGGCCTCCAAAGACAAACCTGCGGTATCCCTGCTGAGCGAGATGCTGCATCAGAGGAGCGAGGATGCGTTGCTTAGAGCCTCCCGGGATCAGGTCATCCCTGACTACAGAGAGAGAGCCGATCTGCTCGATATGGACTGGGTATCTCATCTGCTGGCAGCCTCCGCGATCAGGCTCTGGAGATGCTCGTTAACGATGCAGTCAGCGACTAGATGAACTCGGTCAAATGCGCTCTCGTTGATGGCCTGATGGGGCTTCCTGACATCCAGATACCACCAGCGGCCGAACTCCATATGGAGAGTCCGGGGCTGATTGTTGATGTCCCATGTGGTGAACCGAACTGACTCATGGGTGATGAGAGGCAGATGCAGCCGGGCGATGGCTCCGAGCCGTGTCCCGGCGTTGCGGTCTGTGATGTCAGCATGGCGAGTGAGTTCTCCTCCAGTTGCGCCTAGCCTCATCAGCCGGGCTCGCTCGAGAGAGCATCCGAGAGAGCCGAGGATGTCTCTGGCTCCCGGCAGTTCATCCAGCAGCGGCGTATCCATGATGGGCCATGAGAGCCTCTCTGGGTGCTCCTGCTGATACTTGCGGCTCATCTCTGCTGGCTTCTCGATGAAGTCCATCTGGCCTCCAAATGAGCGCAGAGCAACAGCAGACCATGATTTCTTCTTGTTATATGACGAGTAGTGATCGACCCAGAGTTGCTCAACGATGGGCTTCCACTGGGCGATGGCCTTGGTAAATCCCTGAGGAGGCTCGAGCGATAGAGGCGCGATTCCTACAGTGTCTGGAGAGGCAATGCCCTCCTTGATGGGCTGGCAGCCTCTGCTGGAGATAGCGAGGATTTCTGAGGATGCCCTGATGATGGTTCCTGATCGGCGCAGATGGAGCATCTCTGCTGCTCTGGCCTCTTCTGGATGATCAGCCCAGTGCCTCCAAACGATAGAGGAGCCGGCTGGCGCGATTTGGGCTACGAGAGAGGCTATCTCTGAGGCTGATCCTGCTGCTCGCTCGATAGAGAGGGAGCCTGCTGGGACGCTCAGGGCTGGCTCTCCTGTAAAGTCTGCGACCTGCTGGGAGGAGCGCAGCCACTTATAGGCGACAGCGGCTGTTGGAGTATGGGCTAGCCTGCCCTCATCTAGCCAGATGGCGACAGTGTTTTCCTTGACTTTGGAGAACGCTCCGAGGGGCCGAGAGCCATCGTGCCTCTGGAATAGGGCTGCGATGGGCTTGAGCGTTGCGAGGCTGATGCCCTTCTGCCATGGCTTGCATACCTCAGTAGGGTTAGATATTGTTGAGTCCATGAGAACACAATCCTCCGTTCGGTTTGAGAACTACTACAAAGTACAGCGATGGGAAGCGCGCTCGTTTGCGTGGAAGGACATCCAGCGAGCCTTCGCATCTGTTGAGGAGGCTCTCGCCTCTGCGCCTAAGGGAGAGAGAGACACTGACTGGCGCATCATGGAAATCACTGAGCAAGGTCGCCATCCTCTGCCTGCGTAATCATCTCAGGCAACTCAACCTCTATCTCGCCACACGCCTCTGCGGCCTTTTTGGGGTCGCCCTTGACGAAAACAAGCACGTTTTGATGCGTTTTCCCTAGTTTGCGCCCTGATGGGAATATCCTGCCAATCCTGATGGGCAGAGAACCTACTGATGTGACGAGTATTGCCTCGTTATAGAAACCACAGCCAGCATCTGCAAACGCTCGCACTGTTTCGCCGATCAGGTTGTAGTACATCCCTCGCTTGTCTCTCGCATCTCCAATGACGATGCAGGCAAAGCGATTATTGGCCAGTTTGTCTACTCCTGCAGCGATGATGTCCCGGTATGCCTCAAGAAACTCTGGGAATCCCATGGCTGAGATGTCAGCAGGATCATCTGAGTAGACCTCTAGGTCGGCGTATGGAGGGCATGAGAACAGAAAGTCAGCAGAGCCCGGAACCTCATCTGAGGCGATGACGCGGCGAGAGTCCCCAGCGATCCACTGGATGTCAGCGTCTGGGCAGATGCTCTGAGCCTGCTCTCTGTTGGCCTCAACCTGCTCTGCTCTGAGATCGACTCCCACATATCGCCTGCCGAGCATCCCAGCGACAACTCCTCGGACTGATCCTCCTGCAAATGGGTCAATGATGAGCCCGGCTGGAGGACACCACCATCTGTAGGCCAACTCGCAGAGAACAGGATCAAAGATGGATGTTCCTCCCTTTGATAGAGTATCTGGGCCATCTGGAATGACGAGATGCTCTCTCTCGAACTCCTCGTTGGAGAGGGATCGCCCAACAGCCCTCTCTGCTGCGTTCTTTTGGGCATAGTAGTCCGGGATGCGGCCGCTGAGGGATGGCAGGGTATGCCCCAGTTTGAGAACAGTGTCGCTCATCTGGAGCAGGTTCTCTCCTCTGCCTAGTTCTGATCGGATTCCGGCAGATAGCCATCTCCGCTTGCGCTCCTGCCAGATGCCAGAGCGAGCATCAAGAACAGTGAAGGGAGGGACTATGAATCGCTCAGCGATAGACGGAGGAGCCGGCGCATCATACGAATACTGCTCTCCTCCCTCTGAGGATGGGCTGACAGGGCTAGGAGAGCCGGGGGCTGGAAAGGCTGCAAATGGATCAGCGAAAATAGGGATGTTGACAGAGAATCCTGTTGCCTCCATCAGGGCCTCATCCACTCTGACCTCTGCTAGCAGAGCATCTAGGTCAGCGTAGTTATATGAGGCTAGGTCGCCAGTTTTGTTGTCTGCTAGCGAGTACGCCTTGGCTGTCAGGTCATCATCATCAACGAAAACAACAGCGATTTCCTCCCAGCCGAGCCGCTTTGCTGCCTCTAACTGGTGGTTTCCTGCAATAACAGTGCCATCTCGTCTAGCAACTATTGGCTTGCGCTGGCCGAATGTGTCATATGACACGCATGACAGCCTCAACATTTCCGAGGCGTGGGTTCCCGGGCATCGGGGCAAGGCTGCTGATGGGGCGAGCCAGAGCCTTCAGGTCATCTGCGATCATGGGGACACCTTTCAGTGGGACTGATGCAATTCTAACAACGCGCTGCACCTACATTTCATCTAGGTCTATGTGCTCGCACACCTGCATCCATGTCACATGAGGCTCAAATCCCATACGCACGAGACCTCCTGTTGACTCTGGCGTTCCGATGGTTTGGGCAACGATGGCGACTAACTCGGTGTCGCACTCCGGGCAGATGTCATACCAGAGGAAGGGGAATTTGACTGGATCGTACTTCATCGCAGTATCTCTGCGATTTGCTGGAGATCGCTAGGCCTCCATACATAAACCTCAACTTTGCCTGACTGCTCCAGCAGGGAGAGCCATCGTTTCTGCTCTGATGACAGCCTGCCCTTCTCAGCCTTTAGTTCAGCGCAAACAACTCGGTCTTTGCGAACAGCGATGTAGTCTGGGAATCCGATCGTGCCTCTAACGGCTGTTGACCACTTGCCAGACTGGCGCAGCGCGGGCAGATCATGCTTCCACGTCCATCCAAATACGTTCAGGATGCTCTCAACCTGCTCTGCAAACTGCTTTTCCAGCACTCCACGAGTCTAGTTGTTAGATGAACTCTCTATCCATGAGTGCGCCTCATCCATGCAAACGTAGTATTGCTCGCGGTTGTTTTCCTTGAGCCATCTCAACGCGAGCATGGCTGCGTGGTTTCTGCGTTTCGCATTGCGAACATTTGCCATTCGAGCCTTTGGGTTTCTGCGCCTGTATTGGCGTTGATACTCACGATTGGCTGATGAACAGTCCTCGCATCTGCATCCAGCAACATACGAGGCGAGCGATCCGCACTTTCTCATTGCTCAGGAGTTTTCATCAGTTGCTCAGTGATTGCGTTCCTGAGTTCAACTGTGACCTCAAGTTCAATCAGCCGGGCAACCATCTCCTGAAAGTCAGACAGCCGCATAGTGATTGTCTGCTCCTGCTCCTGCTCTGGCTGTTGGGTTTTTCTTCTCATAACCACTCCTTTCTCTGTTTTGGCTGAGATGATGACTCTATCATACCGAGGTAGGCATCTGCCTAGTTTTCGCTGCTCTCTGCATGGAGAACAACCATGCGGCCTATGACCTCGGCAACCTGTGGAACTACTGCGTTTCCGAGTCCTCTAAGTCTGTCCACCCGAGAGGAAATCCCATGAGCCACTCGACCCACGTCGGGTTCAGCCGTCCACCATTGCCAGCCGTCATACCCCGTTTCTCGTCCTCGGTCAAAGACCCGGCCTCTACTCGCTTTTGGAGCATCTCCTGCGATCCTGTGTTGCCCATCCCTGATGCGCTCATGGTTGGATACAGAGGCAGAGTCTCCTCCTCTCTTTCCTCGAGAGGCCACAGGCCCTCCTGCCGCTTGACCATCTCTGGCAGGCCCTGCTGCTGGCTGTTCGGCCCTCTGCCCTTCCAGTCGCTCGCTGTCGGCGTTGGCCACAGAGCCACTGCCTCCTCCAGCCTCGCCTTGTATGGTCTGCCGTTCTCCAGCCTCTCCTGAACCTTGTCGATGTCCTGATCCATCAACTCTGAGGCTCGAGGCGTTGGCCACATTCTGTGTCCATCCGCTATCTGCGCCCTCGTTGTCAAGTCCGTCAGATTTCGCTGCTCGTCCTTGAATCCTGATGCTCCCTTCCAGTCCCGAGATGTTGGAGTCGGCCAGAGCCTCACGGCATCCGCCAGACCCACAGCAAAACTGTCCCCGTTCGCCACTTTTCGCCTCCCGGTCTCTGTCAGTTCCAGATTGGGTTGCTCCACCATCACAGCAGTTGGAGTTGGCCAGAGCCTCCTGCCAACGATTGTCTCCAGATTTTCCTTCCTGCGAGGATTGTGAGAGTTCTCTGGCGTAATCGTTGATGCCATCGCTGGGCTGGCTCTGGGGGTAGGCCACGATAATGATGCGGTCTCGGCGGTGAGCGGCTCCCACGCTGGCTGCAGAAACAATGCGCCATTCTGCGTCATACCCGATGCTGGCAAGTTCTCCAATAACGGTGACTCCTCCCAGAGAGAGATGGCCCCGTACATTCTCCAAGATTGCGTACTTGGGTCTAAGTATGCGTATGGCCTCTCTGACCCATGGCCAGAGATGTCGCTCATCGTCCTCTCCTCGGCGATGCCCTGCTTGGCTGAAGGGCTGGCAGGGATATCCTCCGCAGATGACATCTGGTCTTTCGACTTCCTCCCAGTTGATTTCTTTGATGTTCCCATGATTTGGCACCTCCGGCCAGTGTTTCTTAAGGATTTTGCAGGCATACGGGTCTAGTTCTGAATGCCAGATCACACGCATCCCAGCGCGCTCCAGCCCTAGGTCAAGCCCTCCGATGCCTGAGAACAGAGAGCCGACGGTTAGTTGTTTTTTATCGCCCACTTATGGACTCCCTCCAGTGAAAGGCTGCCTCTAGGCGTTTTCGATCCGAGCGTGTTTGCAGGCAAATGTAGTCGATGAGGCGATCTAGTTCCTCTGACCGATCGTGAGCCTGCTGGAGTTCCTGAGCGACAGCCTCTGATGGCCTGCCTGCCAGAGCAGCAGCGATGCGAGAGCCAGTGAGTTCGTTCAGCCGGGCTAGAGCCCATCCAAGAGCCTCTCTCTGCTCAGCCTTGCCGAGGATGTCTGCGTTGAGGCACATCGCCTTGAGAGTTATGAGATGCCTAGATGCCATCGCTTACCCGATCGTCAATCTCGTCTTTGATGAGTTGATGCATCCACTGGCTCAGGTTGCGGTAGCCCTCAGCCTCTGCAAATGAGAGCAGATGCTGATACTGAGCCGCTGTGACTCTAAACGCAATGGTGTGGGTTTTGTTTTTGGATGGATGTTGTGTTTCCATGCTTTCTCCTACCTTTGGGCTGATCGCCCTGACGTTCCCTGCCAGTTAGACAGGCCTTTTCCTTTGTTGTAGAGCCGGGCGGCAACCTTCAGATTGCACTCTGGTTTTTGGAGCGCAAACATGTTCCCAAGTTTCGTCTTGCACACCTGCGCTGTGAGGGTTTTCCAAGAACTGTTGATTTGGAGTAGCCCCACATCGAACGACTTGACTGCCTTGCACTTGCGATAGGTGCGAGCATGAGAGAGTTTGCAGTCTCTGTGGCTCATTCCTTTGTGATAATTCCAGCCGATCGCTTTGGCTACGCACTTGCTCTCTCGATACATAATCGGCGCAAAAATGCGAACCGGCAGGCCATGCTGTCTGAGCATCTTGTGATACTTGGGGCATGGATACTTGCTGGCCGCATCTGCCTCTCCCGGGGCTGCTGTGACTGCTAGGGATGAGACGAGCACTGCTGAGAGCAGAGCAGATCGGAGGGCTGGATGTTTCATTGGGTGCCTTTCACTGCCACAGCCATTCAAAAGGTGACAGAAAGTCATGTTGTGTTTGGTTTCCGTCTGGCTGCTGCGAGGCATCTGGTGCCATATCGCCGGCAGATTATCTATGACCGCCAGTGGCGATTCAGTAGGGGAACTAACAGTCCTAATCATAGCCCATGCTTGCATCTGGATACGGGCTGGTCGCCCTCAGAGCATCTGGCATCCCAGCAGGAACTGGCTGATCAGATAGACCCTGCTGGGCTGATGCCTGCTCTGCCAGCCAGTCACACGCCTCCTGCCAGTGCGTCCCGGCGTTTTCATGCAGTCCTATCAGGACAGACAGAGCCTCGTTGCATACTCGCAGGCTCTCTCTCAGCCTCTCTATTGTTTCGTAGGCTCGCTCAACGCTTGCCTGAAGGTCGCGGTTAATCGCCTCGTACTCACTCATGAGCATCTGAGATTTCATCTAGGAACATCAGAGCGCAGTTTTCAGAGCAGAAGAACCATGTGCTGAACGCCCGGATATCGCCCATTTCTGCGACATAATCCATCTCGGTATGGCGGTTATCGCTGCTATCCAGCCATCTATGGCAGAACTCGCAGACCTGATCATGCTCCGGGGCGTAGCGGATGCGAATGATCAGAGCGCAGCCGGCTAGCATCGCCATCCAGAACAGAGCATCCATTATTCCTCCTGAGCCTCGCTGCTGGCATCATCTGAGTCAGCAACCGTCCATCCCATCTCATCCAGCCGTTGCCTGAGATCGCTGTCAGCAGTTGGGATGCTCATGACCTCTAGGAGAGCCATGACCTCCTTGGCATCGTCTATGAATCGCCCTTCAGCATGGTCAAAGTGGAATGTTTCCCACTCCAGACCGCCGTCATCTGTGATGACTGGAGTTGCAACGCTAACAACAGAGTCCCCAGATCGAGTATCTGTTGCCTGAACAACCACTGCTGTTTTGACTGATGGATCATACCTAGCGAGCCTCTCTAGGTCGCCCTTGTTGAGAGGAGGCGACTCTGCTGGTCGCTCAGCAATGTATGACTCATCTATGCGCCCTATGTACACTGCGCTGGTTGCAGACGAGATCAGAGCGTGCATCTTGATTCTGTCATCTGCCTCTGTCCTGAGTCCCTCCTCAGTTACTGGCTGGATAAACAGCGACCGGGAGTGCCCTATGGCGAATGATGTTGTCATCAGACCCTCATCGCGTTCCCACATCAAACACGCCTCCTCTAGGAGGCCATCGCATAGTTCATGGATGGATGTAATCACTCATCCTCCTCGCACTCGCATCTGTCAGTTGTTCTGCCGCACTCGTTGCAGTTCAGGATTATCTCCATGTAGTCCCACATCTCGCTGTAGATGACTGCTGGCTTCTGTTTCTCGGTCACTGTCCTGCTCTCCTAATCTCGTCAATGCGAGCCATGAACGCAGTCAGAGTTCCCTCCTGTGCTCTGGTGACATCTGATCCTGTTAGACCCTGAGCGACTGCTCGCTCTCCTGCCTTGTCCCAGACATCCATCAGGATTGTCAGAACTCGCCTGAAGTCATCGCTGTTCATTTCTGGCATTTCTATCCCCAGTTCTCAGATTCCATCCTGAGCAAAACCTCGCCCAGCATCTCAGCAAAGATGTCTAGGCGTTGCCACACCTCAGTCTTTCCTCTGAACAGCGTTATGTCATACATATCATGCCCATTCAGAGTGATCCACACCTGATAGCGAGCGTTTGATGGCCCTACATTCATGACGAGCGATCGAGCATTGTTGTCGCTGTGCTGTTTCCTGACTCCCAGAGACATCTTTACTCCCAGAGGAATCTGTTGCCAGATGATGTCTGCTGGCGTGTATGCGCGTTGTGATGTCATGCGTGCCTCTCAGATGCTCTGATGCTCTGCGAAGTCGCTTGCTGAGAAGTATGCGCCCCAGTCTGAGGGATATTCCTCATAGCAGGAGCGACACACAACTCCATCCTCTGATCCCTTGCCTGTTGCTAAACAGCAGTCAGTGAG